AGTAAATGAAATATTAGGTATTGAATCTACAGAAAAACCTACATTAGAATCTATTGTTAAAGTAGATAATCCTCCTGTACCTAGAGTAGAAGATAAAAATAAACCTGATATAGACAATGATTACAATTATAGTAGAGAAAGTTATTACAATTTAATTGAAAAAGGTCAAGAAGCGATTGAAGGTATTTTAGAGATTGCAAAAGAAGGCCAACATCCAAGAGCATACGAAGTAGCAGGTCAGTTAATAACAAACGTGGCCAACACAGTAGATAAATTGCAAGATTTACAAAAAAAATTAAAAGATTTAAAAGATTTACCTAAAACCGCTTCACCTCAAATTAAAAATGCTTTATTTGTAGGTTCTACTGCTGAATTACAGAAAATGTTAAAGACTAAAGATGAAAATATTAAAAGCGAAAAAAGATCACCAGAACAAACAGATATTTCAGATAAGTGATTTGACTTATATTAAGTCAAGTAATCCTTTAAAAGAATTATTAAATGGTCAAGATATGAATGATCCTATAGAAGTTATAAAACATACTATATCTGATAAACCTAGAATGGGTGTTGCAGGAATACCTTATATTGAAAAACAATATAGTGTTTACAAAGGCAGTCAAAGAATAACGGCCGCTTTGCAATTAGGTTATACGCATATAGAAGGAATTATAGTCAATGAATGAAGTTTATCTAGGTAATCCAAATCTTAAAAAAGCCAACGTATCTGTTGAGTTTACACAAATACAAGAATTTGATAGATGTTCTAAAGACCCCTTGCATTTTATTCAAAACTATGTAAAGATTGTTTCTTTAGACGAAGGTTTAGTGCCATTTAAAATGTACGACTTTCAGAAAGAAATGATTGGCACAATGCACAATAATAGATTTACAATATGTAAATTACCAAGACAGTCAGGTAAATCAACTACTATTGTATCTTATCTATTACATTACGCAATATTTAATCCTAATTCTAACATTGCCATACTTGCAAATAAATCATCAACTGCAAGAGATATATTAGGTAGATTACAATTAGCTTATGAAAATATACCAAAGTTCTTACAACAAGGTGTGTTAAATTGGAATAAAGGTAGTATTGAATTAGAAAATGGTAGTAAAATAGTTGCGGCTGCCACATCTTCTAGTGCAATTCGAGGAGGTTCTTATAACATTATATTCTTAGACGAGTTTGCTTTCGTACCTGCAACTATTGCTGAACAATTCTTTAGTTCAGTGTTTCCTACAATATCATCTGGTAAAAATACTAAAATGATTATAGTATCTACACCACATGGTATGAATATGTACTATAAGTTATGGACTGATGCTGTAAATAAACAAAATGATTATGTACCTATTGATGTACATTGGTCAGAAGTTCCTGGTAGAGATGAAAAATGGAAAGAGAATACAATAAGAAATACAAGTCAAGAACAATTCAATCAGGAGTTTGAGTGTGAATTTTTAGGATCTATAGATACTCTTATATCTTCTACTAAAATAAAAACAATACCTTATTTAAAACCTTTACAATCGCAAGGTGGTTTAGATGTATTTGAAAGACCTGATAAAAATAAAATTTATGTTTGTACTGTTGACGTAGCAAGAGGAATGGGAAAAGACTATTCTGCTTTTATAGTATTTGATGTAACTCAAATGCCATATAGAGTTGTGGCCAAATATCGTAACAATGAAATTAAACCTATGGTGTTTCCAAATATAATACAACAAACATGTAAAGGTTATAATAATGCCCACATATTAGTTGAAGTAAATGATTTAGGAGGCCAAATATCAGACGCATTACAATATGATTTAGAATATGATAATCTATTAATGACAACTCAAAGAGGTAGAGCTGGACAAGTATTAGGTTCTGGTTTTAGTGGAAGAGGTAGTCAATTAGGTATTCGTATGACTAAACAGATTAAAAAAATAGGATGTTCTAATTTAAAAACAATAGTTGAATCAGATAAAATGATTATTAATGATTTTAATATTATAGAAGAAATGTCTACCTTTTCTCGTCAACAAAATTCATGGAAAGCAGAAGAAGGTTGTAATGATGACTTGATGACTTGTCTTATTATATTTGGTTGGTTGTCAAATCAAACATACTTTAAAGAATTAAGTAACTCGGATGTTCGTTCAAAATTATATGAAGAACAATCCAATATCATAGAACAAGATATGGCACCATTCGGATTTATTGATGATGGTATTAATACACCTGAGTCTCAACCTTTTAAAGATGAATATGGAGAAGTATGGCATCCTGTACATATAAGAAAAGGTGAGGATTTTCAATAAATCTTTATAAAAGCGTCAAAAATGCGTATTTTATAAATAGATACACGTATGATAACTTTTGAATATGGGCGTATGAATAATACGACTTTTGAATTATATATGTTAAAATTAGCTAATTAAAATAAGGAGAAAAACCTAATGGCATTTCAAATATCACCAGGTGTTCTCGTACAAGAAAAAGACGTAACTAGAGTAATACCAGCCGTATCTACATCAGTAGGTGCTATTGCTGGAGATTTTTCTAAAGGTCCACTTGAAGAAATTGTAACTGTTTCTAGTGAAGCAGAATTAGTAGCAAATTTTGGTAAACCAAATTCAAGTAATTTTGAAGATTGGTTTTCAGCTGCTAGTTTCTTACAATACTCTAATGCTTTAAGAATTGTACGAACATCTAACACAGGATTATTAAACGCTACTGCAAATGGTAGTGGATTATTAATTAAAAATAATACAGATTATCAAAACAACTATTCTGCTGGACAAGCTTCAGTAGGAATGTGGGCTGCTAGAACAGCAGGTACATTTGGTAACTCAATAGCTGTACACACTTGTCCAAGTGCAACAGCTTTTCAATCTACGCCGACAACTGTTAATGACAGTTCTACAGCTGTAGGAGATACAACTGTAACTTTAACTTCAACTTCTGATATTAATATAGGAGACATAGTAGATTTTTCTACTACTGCAGCCGGATCTGATTTTGATTCAGGTTACACATATAGAGTAACTGCTATATCAAGTCCAAACATTACTATCGTTAGAGAATCAACATCAACAGGCGGATTACATGCTCCATTAACAAATGGCGCTACTGTAAGAAGAAGATGGAGATGGCACGGTTCTGTAAACGGAGCTCCAGGAACTTCTGAATACGTATCAGTTAAAGGTGGTTCTAATGACGAAATACACGTTGTTGTGGTTGACGAAAAAGGTTGGCTTACAGGAGTTGCTAATACAGTTTTAGAATCATATTCTAAATTGTCTAAAGCTTCTGATGGTAAATCACCTCAAGGAGATGATAACTATTACGCTAACGTAATATTTAATAAATCAGTTTACGTTTATTGGATGGATCACAATCCGTCTGGTACAAACTGGGGAACTACAGCTTTCACAAATTCAGGAGGAACTACATTTACTTCTGTAACTGTACCTAGTGCTACTTCACTAGCGGGTGGAAGTCTAGGAACAGCAGCTACAGTAGGTCAACATAAAACTGCTTTTGAATTATTTAAAAATTCAGACGTAGATATAGGTTTACTTATAGGTGGTGAAATACAAAATATTACAGCAGTTGACGATTTAATAACAATTGCTGAATATAGAAAAGATTGTTTAGCGTTTGTATCTCCTAGAAGATCAGACGTAGTTAACATTTCTAATACGAATACTCAATTAAATAACGTACTAGATTTCTTTTCAACAATGAGATCATCTTCGTATGTAGTAGCTGACAGTGGTTACAAATATATGTACGATAGATACAATGATGTATATCGTTGGATCCCATTAAATGGTGATATAGCAGGTTTATGTGCTAGAACTGATTTAGTTGCTGATTCTTGGTATTCTCCAGCGGGTTATAACCGTGGTAATATCAGAGGTGCAGTTAAATTAGCATTCAATCCAGCTCAACATCAAAGAGATGACCTATACAGAAATAGAATTAACCCTGTGGTTAATTTTCCTGGTCAAGGTGTAATTCTTTTTGGTGATAGAACAGGCTTGACTTCACCATCAGCATTTGATAGAATAAATGTTAGAAGATTGTTTATCACATTAGAAAAAGCAATATCTACAGCTGCTAAGTACCAGTTGTTTGAGTTCAATGACGAATTTACTAGAGCAAACTTTAGAAATATCGTTGAGCCATTCTTACGAGAAGTACAAGGTAGAAAAGGTATTACTGATTTCGCAGTATCTTGTGATGAAACAAATAATACAGGCGATGTAATTGATAGAAATGAATTTGTAGCTAATATATACATTAAACCAGCTAGAAGTATCAACTTTATCACATTATCGTTTATAGCAACCAGAACTGGTGTTTCTTTTTCAGAAATAGCAGGATAATTTAGAATAGGAGAACAAAAAAATGGCAAACATTAATGACTTCAAAGCTAAACTTTCTGGCGGCGGCGCTCGTGCTAACCAGTTTAAGGTAGTAATGCCTTTTCCAGGTTATGCTCAAGTTGGTGGAGAAATAGAAGATCTTGCTTTCTTATGTAGAGCAACAACTATACCTGCTATGACACTTGGTGAGGTTGACGTTAAGTTTAGAGGTCGATCAATCAAAATCGCAGGAGATAGAACATTTGCAGATTGGACTGTTACAGTTTATAACGATTCAAACTTCAAATTGAGAAATGCTTTTGAAAGATGGCAAAATGGTATCAACAATATGACTGATAACGAAGGATTAACAAATCC